TTGAGTGGGAAGAAGAAGTCACAACCGATCAGCCTTGGGCAGCACGCTACAAGGGTCAGAAGCGGCTCTGCCTGATCCTGCTGGAACGGCTCAACGAGCGGATGGAGTACCCGGAGCTGCGTAAGAACGCGCTCCGCTCCAACGATCTCTGGAGGCCCGACAAGATACTGATCGAGAAGAAGTCCAGCGGCCATGCGCTGGCACAGGAATTACGACGCGCCAAGCTGCCTGTTGCGCGAGTCAAGGTGAATGACTCGAAGTGGGCGCGTGCCCATGCGTCCTCGCTCGTGTTCGAGCGGGGCTGCGTCTGGTACGTCAGTAGGAACTGGGCGCAGGAGGTCATCCAGCAGTGTGCCGAGTTCCCTGCGGGTGAGTTCGACGACCTGTTCGACACGGTCACGCAGGCGTGCTTGTGGCTTCGCCGCAAGTGGAACGCCGAGTTCTTGGACGACGATGACGACGATGTCGATTACCTGAGATCGGTTCACGAGTCCGAGATGAAGAAACGAGCGATATATGGATAGCACTATGGCAATGACAGACGCACCCAGATCGCCCGAGATGCCGCAGGAAGGGATGGACCAGACCACCAACATCGGTGGGGTCGAGGTGATCCAGCGCGGCGACCGGGCGGTCGTTGATTTTGCACCGGGCATGACGCGGGTCTCCCGCCATGCCTCCTCCGAGTTCTCGGCGAACATTGCCGAGACGCTGGACGAGACCGAGATCGCCGGACTGGGCGACCGGATCGTCGAGTACGTGGACATCGACATCCAGTCGCGAGCCGACTGGGACAAGCGCATGGACCAAGCGATGGAGCTGCTGGGCCTGCGCAACCGACCACTGGACGATCTCCCCTTCGACGGTGCGAGTGCGGTGACTTATCCCCTGATCGGGGAGGCGGTCGTCCAGTTCCAAGCACGCGCCATCGAGGAGATGTTCCCGTCCGATGGTCCGGTCAAGACCAAGATCGTCGGCGAGATGACCGAGGAGGTCGAGGAACAGGCCGACCGCGTCAAGAACCACATGAACTACCAGATGACGGAGCAGGACCGCTCCTACTTCTGGCACACCGACCGGATGCTGTTCTATCTGCCGCTCGGTGGCTCGGCGTTCAAGAAGTCCTACTACGAGCCGATGCTGGACATGGTCGTCAGCCGGTTCGTCAACACGCAGGACTTCGTGGTGCCGTACACGGCGACCGACCTCGTCTCGGCGACGCGCTACACGCACCGGCTCAGGAAGAACGAGTCGGAGATGAAGAAGCTCATGGCCTCCGGGTTCTACACCGAGTGCGAGCTGCCGAAGATGCCCGTGGGCACCCTGTCGATGGGGCCTTCGGGTGATCCCGAGAAGTACACCGACGAGGCCGACGAGAAGACCGTCTCCGCGCACCCGGACGATTCGCTCTACCACCTGTACGAGTGCCACATCGATCTGGAGCTGAAGTCCGAACAGAAGAAGTTCGACAAGAACTACCCGCTGCCCTACGTGGTCACGGTCGAGCGTGAGACCCGCAAGGTCCTGTCGATCCGCCGCAACTGGAAGGAGCAGGACGATCTGTGCCGCAAGCGGGTGTGGTTTACGCACTACCGCTACCTGCCGGGGCTGGGCTTCTACGGGTTCGGCCTGCTGCACCTGATCGGCTCCGTGGCGGAGGCGACCAGCGGCACCATCCGGGCGCTCCTCGACTCGGCGGCGTTCGCCAACATGCAGGGCGGCTTCATCTCCGAGGACGTCGTCGGGATGCAGCGTGGCGACATGCACATCGCCCCCGGCGTGTTCAAGTCGGTCAAGGGATCGGCGGAGGACATCCGCGCTGGCATCTTCGCGCCGCCATGGAAGGAGCCGTCCACCGCACTGGCGCGGCTGTTCGAGGTGCTGACCGAGGCGGGCAAGTCGTTCTCCTCCAGCACCGAGGCGATGACCGGCGAGGCCGCGAACACCGGACCCGTGGGCACCACGGTCGCCCTGATCGAGCAGGGCAGCAAGGTCTTTTCCGGCATCCACCGTCGCCTGCACCGTTCCGCTGGCGAGGAGTTCGTGCTGCGGGCGGAGCTGAACTACGAGTTCTTGGACGACCAGTACCCCTACGCCGTCGAGGGCGGCGAGGGCGTGGTCATGCGCGACGACTACGACGGGCGCATCGACGTCATCCCGGTCTCCGACCCGAACATCTTCTCCAGCGCCCAGCGGATCGCCATCGCTCAGGCCATGATCCAGCGGGCCTCGGAAGCCCCGGACCTGTACGACCGGCGAGCGGTCGAGGAGCGGTTCCTGAAGGCGCTGCGCGTGCCGGACTTCGAGGACCTGCTGGCGGGCAACGAGACCAAGCGCAAGGACCCGGTGACCGAGAACGTCCACGTGATGACGGGCAAGCCGATCCGGGCGTTCTTGGAGCAGGATCACGATGCCCACATCGCCACGCACGAGCTGTTCCTTGCCGGACTCAACGGCAACCAGCAGGCGCTGGAGATGGTCGCGCCAATCATGCAGGCCCACCTCGCGGAACACTACGCCTTCAAGTACTTCGCGGAGATGAACCGCATGGCCGGAGGTCAGCTGCCGCCGCCTGAGTTCTTCGACGAGGACTCGGACGAGGAGCTGCCGCCCGAGGTGGACGCGATGATCGCGCAGATGGCCGCACAGATGCCGAAGATCGACATCATGCCGCCGGAGGAAGAAGGTCCAGACGAGGAACAGGAGGCATTCGAGAGAGAGGAAGCACGGAAGGACGAGGCTCACCAGCGCGAACAGGCGCGGAAGGATGACGCGCACAACCGTGAGCAGGACCGGAAGGACAAGTTGCTGGAAGGCGATGAGGTCAGGAAGGACGCTGCCGCTGTGACCGACTCGGCTCGAAAGATGGAGCAGACCCAAGATGAGATCGAAAGGGCGCGGCGCAAAAACAAGGGCCAGAACGGTGGCAACGGCAATTAAACCTGCCGAGGTCCGGGCGGCTCGCGAGTTCCTGCGGAAGCGGGGCGTGCGAGGCGTGTCACCAAGGAAGTTCGCCCTCTCCGCACAGGAGACCGGCCTGAACTTCCGACAGCTGTTGGAATTTCTACAAGGGGTGAGAAAGAAACATGAGAACGGTCGTACATGAGTTCGCGGATTTGGTGGTTCGCCGCCTCCGTGGTGAGCAGAACGAGCTGCGCATGAAGCTCGGCAAGGGCGGGTGCCGCGATCACGCTGAGTACTCGGCAATCTGCGGTCAGATCGAAGGTCTCGACCGCGCACAGGGGCACATCGCCACGGTGTTGCAGAGCGTCAACGTCGAGGACGACAAGGACCTGTCCGATGAGTAGCGCCAAGGAGGTGCCATTCGTAGCGCCCGACAAGGAGGTCGAGCTGGCGTTCACGCCGCCTCGGGCGATCCTGTGGCGGATGGTGATCGAGCCGTTCGAGCCGCCGAACATGACTGCCGGGGGCATTGCTCTGCCAGAGGACGCACTGGAGACGGAGCGCCTGCTGACCAACGTCGGCAAGGTCGTGAACATGGGACCGCTGTGCTACCGGGGCAAGACCACCTCGGGGCTGGTGATGGAGGATGACGACAACCCGAAGGTCGGGGACTGGGTCATCTACGGCACCTACGGCGGGCAGAAGGTCAAGACGAAATCCGGTCGGGTCTTCATCGTCATCAACGACGACAACATCCTCGGTGTGGTGGCAAGCCCAGAGCATTATCAGTACCACCTATAGGCAGTAGCCTTCCGGGGGAAGTGACCCTATAATCAGCGCAAGGACGACATCAATGAGTGGTAAAGACGAAATCATCTTCGAGGACCTGCACGGTGTGCCGGATCAGTCCACCGTGACGGTAGACCTCGAATCGGACAACGACGGGATCGAGCGGGTGTTCGTGGCAACCGACACCGACACCGACGAGACCGTGGTTGACTCCCAAGTCACGCCCCCCTCCAAGGAGGCGGACGACGGCGAAGGAGAAGGCGGAGACAACAAGTTCGAGAAGCGGTTGGACCGCGAAAGGCGAGCCAAGCTGCGCGAACGCGAACGCGCATCTGAGCTTGAACGTGAGAATCGCCAGCTCAAGCAACAGCTGACCGAGAACGCCAAGGACCGCCGCGAAGCGAACCTGAAGTCTCTGGATGATTCTATCGACGCTACGAAACGCGACTTAGCTGCGGCGAAAGAGGAGGGGGACACGACGAAGGAAGTCGATGCCCTCGACCGCCTAGCCGAACTTCGGAGCCAACGTAAAGCCGTCGAGGTCTCCACGCCACCTGAGAGCGTGGACACGGGCGCTGAAGTCAGCACCCGAGGCGCGGATGCGGACCTAGCCAAGAAGTGGGTTGAGCGGAACAAGTCTTGGTTCCGTCGCCCCGGCTTCGACCGCCACAACCGCGTCGCCAATGAGGTCGATGATGAGGTCTACTCGCAAGGGTTCGACCCGGCCTCCCCGGAATACTACGAGGAGCTGGACAAGCGGCTTCGCGCTAGGCTTCCGGGTTTCTTCGATGATGACGATGCCGCTCCGCCGAGAGCCGACTCGTCATCCGACGATGATCCTCCCCCTCGCCGCAAGCCCGACAACACTGTCGCAGCCGTGGGTGGGGAGGACCGAGGTGCGGACTCTCAGCTGAAGTCCGGGAAGATCGAACTGGGGCCGCAGGATTTCGCAGTGATGCGGAACTTCGGCCTTGACCCGAAGAACCCCGAACACCTCAAGGAGTTTGCCGCGAGCCGTCGCGAGCGCCTTGAGAACGAAGCGAGAGGACTCTAATGAATACGCGCCGATCTACGACCCAAAAGTCTGCCGCCAAAGCCGCAGCTACCCATGCCGTCGAGCGTGGGCACGAGACTCGTGTGGACGAGTTGTCGGAGGAACGTGCCACCCACCCAGAACGACCCGAAGGACCGTGGGTTCGACCCACTGCCCTCGATGCACCCGAACCTCGCGAGGGGATGGTGCAGCGTTGGGTCCGCAAGTCGATGAAGGGTGAGGCTGATCCCAAGAACTGGAACAGAGCAATGAGGGAAGGCTGGAGACCTCGACCGTCCGATACGGTCGATAAGGGTTGGCAGCAGTTCGCTATCTCTGGTTCGGACCAAGGGATCATCCAAGTGGATGACCTCGTGCTGTGTGAGATGGACGAGCGGACGTACCGCGAACGCGCCAACTACTATGAGTCGCAGACTCAGAACCAGATGGCGGGCGTGGAACACGATCTCGAACGATCTCAGATGCCGGGGCACCCAATCCAGAAGTCTCACAATACTTCGGTGTCCCACCCTGCTCGCACTGTCGGTCGCAAGGTGGAGGTCGCCGACAACGAGTAGAGGAATAGCCCATGGCAAATCTCGACGCACCTCGCGGCTTCGCGCCGAACGTGCATCAGTCGGGTGGCACTCCTGCTCGGATGAGTGAGTACGAAATTGCCTCTGGCACCGCGAGCGACATCTTCTCGGGCGATCTCGTCAGTCTGACCGGCTCTGGCCGGACGATTGACATCGCCGCAACCACGGCTCTCGCAACGACCCGTGTCGTGGGTGTCTTCGCAGGCGTGTACTGGACGGATGCCAACGGCGACCCGAAGTGGTCTCCGTACTGGCCGACCGGCACGGTCACGCTGGGCGCTCAGCCCGCCAAGGCAATGGTGTACGACGATCCGAATCTGGAGTTCACCGCCCAAATCACCACCGTAGCAGCCGCTGACATCGGTCAGGCATTCGGCTGGCAGGTCGGCACCGGCAACGTGACCAATGGTCAGTCCGGCGCGGAGATCAACCAAGGCAGCGCCACTGCTGCCGATACGGTGG